GATGGACGCGGACATTGCTTCTGCATACGGAGACAAGACAGACCTGCCAGAAGATGAACTGCTCGCAATGATGGAAGCAGAGACTTGGATGAGTGCTGACAAAGCACTTGAACTTGGTTTCATTGATGAAATCAATCAAATCAGCAGAAAGATGAAAGAATCTGAAAAGAAAGCCGAAGTCATCAGCCCTTTTTATGCAGCGGTTGCAGAAGCTTCTGCACGCAGGATTCGCATGAGACTCAAGTGTGATTCTTGACAAAAATGTCAAAATAGAGTAAATAGGCAAAAATGTGGACGGGCGTTTTTTACCGTCCGTTCGACAAATTGAAAACAAGGATCAGAAATGAATCTGCACGATATTCAAAATAGGCTTGCTGAAATCTCGGTCGATGTGGAAGCATTGATTGAGGTTGCAGGTGACAGTCCATCTGCGGAGCATCAAGGCCAAATTCTTGCCCTCAACAAAGAGGCGCAGGAACTTGAAGCAAAGCACGACGAAGCTAAGAAATTTGAGAAAGCAAAAGCTGAGATCGTTGCACGGCGTAAGCTTGCAGCGGAGGCAGCGGACGCTCCTGCGGCTGGTGTTCAGCCAAGTGTTTCGGAAGACCTCCCCAAGGAAGAAAACAAAATGGCAATTCCAGCCAAAGCTCGATACGCAAAATCACGGCATTTTGACAACAACGAAGATGCCTACGAAGCTGGTATGTTCTTGGCAGCAATCGGTGGCAACAAGAAGGCGCAAGACTTCATGGCCGCACAGTCGCTGACAAATGCTGAAGGCGGTTTTTCTGTGCCACAGCCCTTGTCGGATCAACTCATCAACCTCGTTGAAGAGTACGGTCACGCGCGGCAAAGTTGTCGTCGAGTTGTCATGGGTGCTACGACTTGGCAAGTTCCTAAAATTGCTGGTCACAGTGTTATTTACTACCCAGCAGAAGCTGCCGCGATTACTGAGTCTGACCTGACTTTCAGTCAAGTTACTTTGACTGCAAAGAAGATGGCCGGTTTGGTCAAGATGTCATCTGAGATTGCAGAAGATAGCATTTTGTCAATGCTTGACACTGTTGTCGATGATTTGGCTTGGGGATTCAGCAAGGCTGAAGACGACAATCTTTTCACTGGTGGTTCCATCTACACAGGTGGCATCGAAGGTGATGCAAATGTTGCTGACACCAATGTTGCTTCGGTAGGAGCACTTGCTCTTACTGACCTGACTGCAATGGTGGTTGCCAGTGGTCAAGAGCGTGGGCTGAATCCGAAATTCTACATCAACCCTACTTTGTGGAATGGTCAGATTCGCGACCTGCTGAACGCTGCCGGTGGAAACGCCAGCGCAGACGTTGCTGCTGGAGTTCAGCGAAGTCTCTTCGGTTACGAGGTTGTTCTCTGCAACGCTGTACCGGGTGCTTCCTCATCGACCTCCGGTGACTTGCTTGCAGTCTTCGGTGACCTCGGCGTTAGTCACTACTTCGGTGATCGTCGTCAGTTGAGCTTCAAAGTGCTCGACCAGTTGTTTGCAGTCAACGATCAAATCGGCGTGGTTTGCACGAGCCGCATTGATATTGCTGCGGCAGCACCTGAAGTTCTCTCCAAGATCACTATTACTTGATCATGAGAGTTAAAATCTTAAAGCCCTGCCTTGGTCATCAAGTCGGGGCCGTGGTGGTCATTAGCAACATTGGTGTTGCGAAGACTCTAATATCATTTGGCAATTGCGTGGAAGTCAAAGATGACGACAAACTGGACTCTGATACGAACGTCAGCGCCAAGCGTGCTGCCGGTAAGTCTAAGCGAAGTAAAGTCTCACCTAAGACTAAGCTCAAGTGATACCACTCATGACGCTAATCTCACGCTGCTAATTGAGGCAGCGGTGGAGCGTCTTGAGCAAGACCTTGACCGTCAGGTCATTACAGCAGACTTTCGCGTTACCCGGTTCAACTGGGGCAGCGACACTGCTGAGGTCAAACTAAACAAAAAAGCAGTGTGCTCAATCACAACTGTAAAGTACGTCGATGTTGACGGTAACACTATCACTCTTGATAGCGACGACTACATCTTCGACAAAGGAAGATGTAGCATCTTCCCAGCAGCAGGCACAACATGGCCCGAAGTCCTTGCAGACGACCCCAACGGCGTTGTAATCGACTTTTGTGCCGGATACGGGCCAAGTGCCGACTGCGTGCCAAGGCTCTTTAAAACAGCAATCATGCTTGGTGTAGGCAAGTGGTTTTTTGATCCTGCTCAAGAGGGATCTGCACTGCATAGCCAAGAGGTTGCTTACGAGCGTATTGTTGCTCTTCTCGCGAGGTCGTCCTATCCATGAGTATTAGAAAGAGGATTGGATTCAGACGGCACTCAGCAACATTTTATCGGCATGATGGTTCGGTTGATTCCTATGGTCAACCAACATACGCCGATGATAGCTCCTGGTCCGTTGTCTCGTCTGGTTGGCCTTGTGAATTAGTCACAACGGTCGGAGGCGAGGTGCTCCGAGGACGCATGGTGACTGAGAAAACAACTCATGTTGCTTTCGGTGAGTTCTTTGGGATTGGAAGCATTACCGTAAAAGATCGATGCATTATCGATAGCGTAAAATACGGGATCACAAACACATCTGATCCCGATGGTATCAGCATGGAGATCCGCGTTGAACTCAGAGGAGAAAACAACTAATGAGTTACGCAAAACGTGCTGCACAAGTTGCAACAGAAATTGTAAACGAGAAACCGGGGCGTAAGGGAAAAAAAGGTGTTGTTGTAAACATCTTGTCTAACGACAAAGAAATTAGGAAAATGATTGATCATTTGCCTAAAGAACTTCACCGCAGGGTGATGACCGCAGCGGTCAAAGCAGCGGCTGAGATCGTTGAGACAGAGGCGTCAGTCCAAATTGCAATCGTTGGAAGACGCAACATCCCCTACACAGGCAAACTTGGAAACTCACGCAAGACAGGCACGCGAGACTTGTGGTCAAAAAAGACTGCTGCCAGCAGGATTGGACCTGCCGGAAACGACATGAGCAAAGCGGTCACACGCAAAACCCTTAAGTACAAAAAACGAGCACCTAGCACTGCAATCGTTGGAACTGATTATTACCAATACAACTTTGGTCACATCCACGAACCCCAGCCAGGCGGAGGACCAGCAGAGCACATCATGTGGGGAAACTGGACGGGAAAGGACCACATGCAGCGTCCTTGGCTTGCGCCTGCTGCCAAGTCAACCATTCCGCTTCAGCGGCAAGCAATGATTCGGATTATCAAGGCACGCATGAAAGGGTATTTTAAACCATGAGTGTAGCCACCGCAGTTCGACAAATCATTGCTGATGATGCAACCGTGACATCTTTGGCAGGCAATCGAGTCACTGTTGACTTTATTCCTGAAGACTCGGTGATGCCTGCATTGCTACTTTATATCGTGTCAGAATCAGCAGAAGACTGCCTAAGTGGTTTTGTCGGATTTGAAACTGCAAAAATTAGAGTAGAATGCTACGGAGAAACACGCAGTCAAGCTGACGCACTACACGCAGCAGCGAGGGCAGCACTAAACGGTGAACGTGGCGTTTACGACAACACGTTCATCAAAGGCATCGGACAGGACACTGGACGAGTCTATTTGGTCGATAAGCCAAACGATGGGACAGACCACTGGCTGTTTCGCACAATTCAAACCTTTGAAATCTCTTACAACTCCTTTTAAAAGGAAAGAAAAATATGCCATATCAAGGAATGACCGGACAAGGGGCAACCGCAGTTTTATCCGCTGCTGGTATTGTTGGTTGTGTTCGTTCGATAACGCTTCCAGAGCTATCGCAAGAAAAAATCGATGCGTCATGCTTGGCTACGATAGGTTTTATGAAATACATCCCCGGCGATCTCACTGATCCTGGTGAATGCCAATTGGAACTTATTTTTGATGGGACTTATGATTTTACCCTCGGTGGTGCTGCTTCCGACCCCGATGGGATTGTTGGAAACATTGACACTCTAACAGTCACATTTGGGGTTGGACACGAGACGAGCACCAGCGGCGCAACGCTTGTAGGCACTGGTTTTATAACCAATTACAGTCTTCCAGATTTAAGTACAGGTAGTCTTGCAGTTGTTAATGTGACGTTTGCCTTTGACGGTGATACTGGTCCTGCGTTTTCAGTTGAGGCGTAACAGTGAAAGTTGAGCTTTTATCTTGCGAAGCCAATAACATGGCAACTGGAGCAAAAGAGGTATTTAAACAGTACCGAGTTGTTGTCGATGATGTTTTGGTTGGCTACAAGTCTTGGGATTTCGGAAGTTTAATATGTTTTATTGGCAGAGTTTCGCCTGTAGACAAGTCATTGATTGAGGAAGAGGTCGCTGCTATCCTTGGTGACAGTCCAAGTGGCGTGATGCCACCGGAGTTCGATCCAGATGACCTGCCTGAAGAGGATTACGAAGATGACTTCCCTGACGAAACAACTACTGTTTGATCACTGCAAGATTGAGGTCAAAGAAGTGAACATCGAAGGTCTTGGCGTGTTGTACGTCAAGCCTTCGACTGAGCTTCAGAGATCAAAACGCATTGCAGACATGTTC